AAGACCAATATCTTTAAGCTGCCTGTCTGAAAGCGTGTTAAGATGTTTGATAGCTTGACGGTGTTCTGACCACATCACTGAGTACCTCAAGAACCTCACAAAGATATTGTTTAGCCATTTCTTTTTCATCGATTATCCCCTGATCCTTTAATCGTACCACGTTTAGCACGATCATTCAACTTGTCCATGTTTGTTTGCATAACCTCTGAGAGATTACTGTAGAAGTAATTGGACAATGCTGTAGCATAGAACACCACATCCCCTAGCTCCTTGATGATCTCCTTCTGACTGATCTTTCCGTCATCTCTGAGATACTTCTTGATCTTCTCAGCTACCTCACCAGCCTCACCTACTAGACCAAGAGTGTTCTCAATCAAACGGGTGTCACCTTCCGTTACGATCTTATCTTCCACCCAATAGGAATAGTCAATAGGTGTAACGTCTACAATCTTGAATGCGTCGATGTCTTCTTGTGTAATCATTCGTAGTCCTCTATCTTTGTTGTGAAACCGTGGTCAATATCTGACAAGGCTCCAAGGTTGTCAACTATTTCATCTGCAAATGCTTGGACAAACATGTAAGGTGTGATACCCACAGCATCTGCTATCTCCTCAATACTGAACCGTTCAATAATGCGGGTAGTCAAATCGTCATTCATTTAACCATTCCTCTGGTATCTCCTTGTCTGCGTAAAGAAACCCATGCTTATCACACCAATCGCCGTATGAAGACTTAGCACCCTTGTATAACTTGGTACGACTGTTGCTGAAGACGAACCTGATGTCATGTTCTGTCCCGTATTGTCGTTTAATTTCAAGGTGTTTACGTCTATCGGCAGCTGTGAAGCGCCCCTTGGTTTCTATTATGATGCCGTTGTGAAGAACAAAGTCTGGTGTGTACGTCCTGATCTTGAAGTCTTCCCACTTGATCTTGGTCTCTTCGTAGGTGTACTTGACCTTCTTCTTCTTTAACATCTTAGCTGTTTGTTCCTCAAGGCCAGACCTATACCCAGCCTTGAGTGCTCGTTGTCGGGTAGTTAACTTCTTAGGCAACGTCTATCTCCGCAACCCTTGGTTCCTTTACCACCTTGGTAAGGTACAGGGGAAACGGCATAGCTGCATACTTGTACCCTTTGAGACCCTCTCCATTGTTTGCATCTTTCCAACACTCCTTCTTGAAGTCACAGAAAACACAACCGATAGCCAGCTTCTCGTTACCTGTCTTGTAGTCGAACTCAGCCTCGTAGCACCGTTCAGGTGGTGTGTCAGAGGCTAAGACTTCTATCAATTCAGTGACACGTTCTTGTGTGTCAGGTAGTAAGTCCTCAGATGGCTGGTACAACACGAGTGAACCATCTACCTTATTCATCGCCCAGAAAGCTACACCCTTGTTGTCAGGTACAGCCTCACTGTAGGCAGAGATTTGCTGCATGTATCCGAATGGATCATCAACAGCTAGGCTTGCCTGAGAGAACTTCTTGAAGGCTGAAGGGGAGGCAGACTTTACATCAACTACATGACCATCAATTACTGCGTCCATGTGTCCTGTAATGCCTGCAACCTTCACCCTCTCTTGCTCATGTGTCACACTGTGTCCTGATAGTTTAGCAAGAGTAAGTAGTATTTCCTCGATGATGTCCCCGTACAGAAACTTGAGTAGCTTATCGCCAGTCATAGTCTCACGGATGTGTCCCTTACTGTCATACCATAGTTGACGAGCAGGCTTACCGATTGCTGACAGGCGGAGTGTCGATCCCTTTCCTGTGCGGGGTTTTAAACGAGAACGGAGCAAGTCCTTGAGGCTGTCACCAAAGGTATCGATAACCTTCTCGTTTTCCTCTGTCGATGTGTAACCATCAGTAAGTACAGCATAGACATCTTCGATCAGGCTATCAATATCTTTAGTCATTCTTTACACCTCAAATGGAATGGACATCTCTTCCTCTGGTACTGCATCCACTGCCGTGTTAACAGCATTAGACTTGATAACAGCAGATGATTGCTCAAAGTCTACTAGCTCCATGACTTGACAGAAGTCAAAGTACATCTCCTTAGTCTCTTGCTCCATGTGAGACAGGTGACCCAACTTAATGATGTTACCGTACTGGCTGTTACCAATAGATACAAACATGTTTACCTTTGAACCATTGCCCACTAAGGACTCTGATGGGTTACCATTCTTATCGTAGACCTCACCGTAACGTGTCCAGCCACCACGTGTCTTGTGGTCAAGCCCAATCTGAATGAATCGAGCACCATCGAAGGTAGTATCTTTACCCTCTTTGACTTTCTTATTCAACTTGAAGTCAGTCATGAGACGTTCAAGCTGGTCATTCATCTTGATTGCTACAGTGAACTCTGTCTCTGTCTCTGACATGTACTTGAGTGCTGGCTCCTGTAGTTTAGCCCAGCAAACTTCAACATCTTTGAGTACGATTTTTTTATCAGCCATTTATTTCTCCTTTGGCGTTAGTCTGTTTGATTATAATACACTGCCACAACGTATATGTCAATGAGTTTCTAACCAGTTTCTGCCTATTTTTGCTTCACCATCCATAGGGCAGTTGAGTTTAAAGAAAGTGCCAGCATCTTTAATGGCTTGCACCTGTAGTTCACCTAACCTTTCTGCTTGATCTGCGTCAACCTCTGTTTGCCATTCGTCATGTACCCATGCACACTGCTTGAAGTTCAAGCCTTCCTTCTTTGCTTTGCTGTACCATAGTAGATTGGCAAGGCGCATGATGACGGTTTCCCCACCCTGTAGATAAACAGACAGGGCAAGGTGTTCACTACCAATAGACAGGATACGTCCGTCAAGACCTTTCATCCAACCCATACTGGCAGCACGAGCAGCCTCACTCTTTAGTCTCTTGAGTGTAGGCAGTGCCTCGTAGAAGTTTTGCATAGACTTGTTTGCTTGTGCTGCATTGCAACCAAGTATCTCTGCAATCTTACCCACACCTGCCCCTAGCAGGAAGGCGTAGATAAATGTCTTAGCTGTGGGCCTGTCCTTACAGAACTTACCCAACGCATTCATATTAAACGTGTGGATGTCTCCATCAATAACCTGTTCTGTATATACAGGATCGTTCATGTAATGTGCAAGCACTCGTAACTGGATACCTGCTGCATCCGTACCTACGAGCAACTTACCCTCAGGTACAGTGAAAGCCTGCCGACACTCAGATGCGTACATGCCATCCATCTTCCACAGGATACCATCCTTACCGTGAGGTACAGATGGAATGTTTGCCATGTTAGGACCACGGTGTGCAGCACGGTGTGTCACAGCACCCGGTGTGATGACCTGTCCGTGTACCCTACCATCACCCTGCGATCCTTGTAACCACTCAGAGGCCAGCTTCCAACGTGTCTCTAACACCTTCCATGTCTTGAGACCCTTAACTGCCTGAGGTGCAGTGTCAGGTATAGTGGCTAAATTTTCTGGGCAAATTTTATAACTGTCACCACCCTTAGTCTTGACTGTCGGCTTCCAACCAAGACGATTAAGCCTCTTGTTAATCTGAGGTTGAGATGCAAGGTTGAACTCTTCCCACAAGATCTTGGTGTAATCACCCTGTACATTGCAGCCCTCCAAGAGTTGATTGGCAAAGATGCTACCGTCTTTCTTGTACTTGAGGCTGACCTCTTTGACTGGAACAGCAATGGGAACCATGAACTCTTTGATGTCTCTCTCAATACGATTGGTTTCAGCTAGACAGGTGGTGTATATTTCCTGTGCTAGATCAGTGTCAAGTAGAAATCCATTGGCCTCTTGCTCACACATGATTGCGTGGACCTGATGCTCAAGATCAATACTTGCTTGACTGAACTTAGAACCTTCCTTCAGTAGCTCCTGATACACTAGCTCAGTGACCTTAACATCTTGCTTGCAGTACTGTTTCATCTCTTCTGAGTACTGAGACCAGTCATTGAACTCACCCTTGTACTCATCAAGACGTATGCCCCATGACTTGAGACTGTGACCACCCTTACGCATAGGATTAAACAGGCGAGACAGAACAAGTGTATCTACTTGTTTAGACAGTGGAATCTTGTAGCCCCACAGGTTCTCAACTACCTTGCAGTCAAAGCCTGTACCGTTGTGTGCTATCCACTTGGATACCTTGGGAGCAAACTTAGCAAAGGCCTTGGGACCACGTATGATGTAGTTACCCTTGACCCCTACCTCTTTGGCTACCATGACATGAATGACTGTAGGGTTCAAGCCATCTGTCTCTATGTCGAACACTACCTCCATGTCCTATCCTCCGTAACTTGTAAGTCTACCTGTGTGGCGTGAGTAAAGCAAGCTATCAGCTACGCCTGTCTCGCCTGTGAATCGGTTCTTGATGACACGTACCTTTGTGGTGTTACGTTCCAACTCATCCTCTGCCTGTGTGTTTCTCTCTAGTGCAACGATGATGTTGGACAGCTGACCGATACCTGCCGTGCCTCGGATGTCTTGTAGGTTGATAGTACCTCCCTCTTCTGGTGGCTTACGGTTCTTGTCCCTGTTAAGATGAGACACCATAAGTAAGCAGATGTCAAGCTCTACTGTTAACGTCTTGAGCTTGGTGACAATCTCATCCAATGCTTTGCGTTCATCCTTGGCGTGGTCACTCACGACAATACTTATGTGGTCAAGGATGATGTACTTGCAGTCACATGACCGGGCTAGATAGCGAACCATGCTAACAATACGTTCAACAGAATTACTGCCAAAAGAGTCATAGAGATAGACACGATTGCTTCCAAGAGTGGCCTGATACGCATTATCAAATTCTTCCTTTGTGTATTCTGTATCTGGTAGGTGTAGCATCTTATCTGCGTGTATCGACATCATGCCTAGGCCTGTGTCACGTACTGGTTCCTCTAAGAATAGAGTACCTACGTTACCCTTGTCCTGCATGATGAGGCTGTACAATATCTCTCGCATTACCTGTGTCTTACCGACACCAGTACCAGCCACAAAGGTAATCAACTCACCAGTACGTAAGCCCTTGGTCATGTCATTGAGACCATCGAAGGGGTAAGGTACACAGTCATAGCTGGGTGGTGTGCTTACCAGATCGTATAGCTCAACACCTGAGATGATACCATCAGGGGTGAAGGGACCAGCCTTCTTGTGACTGTCAATGAACTCACGTTCACGAGCCTGTAAGATGAAGTCGTTAGGGTCTTTGAGAACCATCTTGACTAGGCGTACCTTGCGAGGGTCAAACAACTCAGCAACTGCAACGGCTGCATCCTGTCCTGCCTTATCACTATCGAAGCAGATGTTAATCTTCTCAAAGCTATCGAGCCACTCGTAGTTACGTTTGCAATCCTTGACTGCACCTGATGCACCATTGATTACAGACACACACGGCTCAGACATAAACAGCATCTGATACGCAGCCATTGCATCGAACTCACCCTCTGTGATGGTGACTGACTTGCCACCCTTGGAGAATGCTGCTTGACCAAACAGGTCAGCCTGTGCGTTACCGTTGAACTTGAATGTCTTGTCCTCTAGTCCTCTCTGTTTGTAACCAGTTGGCTTACCATCTAGGGTGTAAACAAGATTGACTTGACCATGAGATGTAAGCACCTTGTACTTCTCAGCCACAGCCTTTGTTAATCCACGGCTGGTGATGGCTGTTACCGTACCAGTTATGGGTTGCAGTGGCTTGACTGCTGTTAGTTTTGGTTGCATTATCTGCTCCTCATCATCATCAGGGAATGTCTTTGTCTTACACACGTAGCAGTATGCTCCATCCTCGTGAGGATAAACACCATCACTACTCCCGCAGCTTTTGCATGGCTGGTGTTTCTTGTGTTCGTATTCCATCGAATAGTTCAATTTCTTCTGCCTCCTTGATCTTGGCTACACACTTGGGACATGGTGACCAGTCCTGAGTTTTCTCTTCCCAATATATCTCTGTCCCTTGTGTCATAGCATTACATATATAACAGCGCATGTCTAGTCCTCTTCTTGTTTACCATAGAATAATCGCATAACGATTAACTTAATTGCAATGTAGGGCCAGACAGCTGAGGTGTAGAAATAACCTCTTTCCTCGCCATCATTAGGTGTGAAGGCCTCATAGAAAAACAGTACACCTAGAAGGTACATTGTCACAGCCCCGTAAAGAAATTCCATTGTCAATTCATACTCCTCTTTCTATTCTGGTATGTACCCTCAGCCTGATGTAAAGATGCTAGGATGTCAAGCAGTTGTTGATACTTGACACAGATAATATCTTCATCATCATCTGTATCTGCATCTAGCTCTGTCTGTGCTAGAAAAACTGTCCCATCATCTGTAATGTACAGGTGCAGATCGTCATGCTCTCCTGTTTCATCCATTGATACAACCTTAACGTGGTCAAACTCAAACTCTATAGTAAACACTACAGTTTCTCCTTTCCTTCCAGTTGATTAATACGCATCTCAGCATAACGGATTACTTTCTGAAGATCAAGTATCTCACTGGCATCCTTTGTCTTACCTGAGTATGACTTAAACCCTGCACGACTAGCATACTTGATGATGTTGCCACGCCAGAAGTCAAAGCCATTCAGCATGATGTATGTGATAGGCTCAATCTTCCAACGTGCATAGTGTTCAGGCTCCTGCACGATGTCCTCTGATGTGTGCTCTGCCATTACATTCTCCTTAAAGTCTTCATGTTCTTTCACTAGTCTCTTCCACTCACTGCTAATCATTCTTCCTCCAGACAGAAGCTACACCATGTGCCTCTACTTGCATTACCACAACTGACACACTTGCGCCACTTGTTCTTTTCATCACGTTCTTGAGATGCCTTACGTTCTTCATCAGTCATGGGTCTTATCATTGTCTGTCTCCCAGTATAGGCCTGTCTTAATCAGTGACACGAAGCCTACATTAAAGATAGCAGCGAATGTCTTTGGGTCACACTCTACCTGCAACGTGGCACTGCCATCCTCATGCTCTGTTATGTCAGTTATCTTGACGGGTTCACTTACATACTTAGTCATTACCGTACCCTTCAAGTGCTTCCCATGATACAGGGAATATTCTTAACATTATTTTATCTACACCAAGGGCTACCTGTCTACTCTCGTATTGGGTATCCGGTGTAATCCTTAGCCTACACATATCAGCAAAGGCGTCAAGGCTACCTGACCAATACCACTCTGTCATAGTAGACTGTGGTAGTACCATACGTGCTTGCTCTGGTGCTACGCCTTGGTTCAGTAATGTTTGATAGTATCTAAGTGACCACATGTTAGCCTTTGAAGATGAAGTCATTATACTTTGACTTGTTGATACAACACCATCAGAACCTTGCTTCTTATCTGCACTACGTCCACGCCACGCATCTGGTGTATAGAACTCAGGTTCATCATCGACATACCTACGGCTGATCTCATTCCATCTCAAGAACTTATGCTTCACTAGCTGCCGTGCTACAAAGATCGGAGCCTTGATGTGGAAGGATGCGAAGCAGTGACCGAATGGGCTGATATGTTTCTCTCTTGCAAGATACCGGATCAGCTTATCATCTTTCTTCTTGAGGCGTGGTGGCCCCCATGGATCATCTTCCATCTCACTTGTCTTACCAAATGATACCCTTGCTGCGTTAGCTACTGTCAGGTCACTGCCCATGTGGTCAATGTAAGTTACTTCAATCATATCTTGCTCTCCTTGTCTTGCCTCTGTATCAGGGGGCATCCGTAATACTTATTATACCAAACAATTCCGATACGTCTACCCCCTTTCACATCAATACTCTGCCTTGTTGCCATTTAGCAACAGTGCTAGTCTGGCATTGGCATCCTGTATCCGCATACCTAAGTGACTTAGTTCCTCAGATACCCACGATGGACGGACACCCCGCCCATGCTGCTCGATCAGATAATCGTATTGATTGGTGAGACTTTTGATTAGGCTCTCTGTTGTCTCTATCTCTCCGCATACACTCATACCTTTTCCTTTCCTGTGTCAGTCAAACCCATCAATTCCATTACGCCATCTCCTCAAGTATTTCATCTAAAAATACTCCCACCATAGTTGTCTCAGTCTCTAGTGTATTCTTGTTGCACATCTCGTCAAACACAGAAGCGGGACACTCATTAAACAAGTGTTCATAAATGTCTTCATCTTCTACATGGTCAGGCACTTCATACTCTGGATACCAAGTATCTGTGCGTGTAATCTTTAGTCGTATTGTTCTAGACATCAGTTTACCCTCATTGGCTTAGTAACTCCTTTACTTTAACTAACACCTTGGCACGATCAAGGTAGTACTTCATCAGGTCAACGTCATCATACTCAACCTCACTCAAATGTGTTTGTTCCATGTCATCCTTAAGTAATTCCTTGAGCATCAACAGTTCACTCGTGTATAGTTCTAGCTTATCCATTTGTCTCTTCCTTTTCGTAAAACCATGCCTCAGGATCGTCAGGCAATACGCATGGCTTCCAGTGGTTAGGGTTACCATCCTCGTTTATGGCTGGACGGAAGTCAAACATACGTTTTAGTGTGTGTGCCTTATCTCGCAGGTCACTGAGTTGTGACATTCGGACATCCATCATCTCCACCGTGTCATCAATCATGCTGTCCATACAGGTGTAAATCTCCAGCAGTTTGAGTACTTCATCACGGGTCAGTTCTGTTTTGATTTTCTTAGGCATTACACCATCTCCTCTACTAGATCATCCTTCCAGTGCTTTGATTTGATTCTCGATGTCAGCCTTGGCTTGTTGCAGCTGCATGATCTTACGCAGGCGCTTACCGATACGCTTAGGTTGGATCATTTTCTCACGCAACAGGACTTGTCGGCGGTACTCTACCCTCTCCGCTGATTCATTCAGTTGGTCAGCAATGGCTTGGCTTGTCATCTCTGCATCTTTCTCAATCAAGAGATCATCAATCATGCTGTAGTTGTAAGTATGAATCTTTGCCTTTGTGAAGTGACCAGTGTACTTGTCGTAGAATGCTTGGTTGATTGTCTTCATGATTGGGCGGGTTGTTACATTGATAGTTGTCATAGCTTTAGTTCCTTGTTGCTACATTGCCTACACTGCGTAGGACTTAGGTTAAAAGGGACATTGCCCTGTGCCATCCCATGATGGACTTGGTGGTGGTGTAGGCTCAGGCTTGCATACCTTGATTGGTTTGACAACCCCTAGCCTAGAAATTTCTACCTCTATGTGAGGTGGCAGGTCAGACATTCTCTTTCTTGACTGGCGAACCCGTCCAACTCTTTATCGACATCCAATCGAATTTATAATTGTTTGACACATGGTCACATGCTGCCCAGTATTCTGCCGCTTCCCTAGATGATTCATCCCATACCCAAGTGCAAGGTATATCTGACAACCTAAATGTTTCGACAGTGCCACTCGCAAACATCATTTCAATGTCAGCTGACACCATTATGTTTGTTTGTCTTTCCATTGTCTTACTCCTTGTTGGTTTATCTAGTGACACCCTTACAGAGTGCCACCGATAAGTCAACCTACTTCTTAGACATTGTGGATGCGCTTCCATGTGACCCATGTTGCGGCCTGCATCTGATAGGCGGTGAGACCATGCTTCTTGCCTGCCCTACTGTAGGCCTGCTGCAATTCCTTACGCATCCGCTTACCGATACTTGGAACATCCTGCATGTTGCGTCTGTCCTTGAAGGCAATGCCCCATGCGTGGCCATCAATTACACAAACGTCATGCCCCATGATACATAGGTAGAAGTCTGTAATCTTTGGACCATTGAGGATAAAAGCCACATCCTCTGCATTATGTGGCATGGATTGCAAGATAGACCATGCCTTGTCTCGCATCTTGGTGTAAGTACAAGGGGAACAATCTTCTACATATCCTCCATCTGTAAACACTTTACACATGTTGGCGGCATCTACTAGGTTGCGTTCCCACTTGTTTGTTGGTGACAATGCTGCCACTACTCCTGCTACGATATGGACTGGCAGTTGATAACATGCCGCCATGTCCTCACACTCTTTCAATGCGTCACGATACCATGTCTTGCCGTGCTTTATCTCATGTGGTTGAGCTTGCTTAAACACTGCGTTGATGTTGCGTACAAATTGCATAGTCTTGCTCCTTGATTAAGTTATCTAGTGACACCCTTACAGAGTGCCACCGATAAGTCAACCCCTATTTATTGGCATGTTTTGTGCTAGGAGCACTCTTGTGCTAGTCGTAGTGGACTTTGACACTGTTATCTCATACGCAGGGTAAGGATATATTTGCATCAAGTCATCAACAATCTTTAGCATTGTCTCCTCATAGTCTGTCTCGACAGCATAGTAATGACTGTACTGCAAGCCCGTATCATTCCAGTTGCGGCCTTTGCCTTCTGCAATGTTAATTCTATATGTCATAGTCTCACTCCTTGGTTGATTGATAAAGAGACACCTATCGGGAGGAAAAGATGCCCCTGTATCAATCAAACACGACTAGCCCCAGCATTCGACGGGCTGATTCAAGTCACCGTTCTACCGCCCCGTATCTTGGACGCTGTCCTTAAGCTAGTCTATGTGTCGTCTTGTCTTGTTATTCAGTCTGCATATTCTGTCTTCGTAGTCAAGTCTTAATTTAGTCTGTATTCCGTGACCCTCTTGATTGCTAGGCCTTGCTCGGTAACTCATGTTGGATTCATTTGCCTTGGCGTTTGATCCGGTGTTCGTTTGCCGATGACCAATAAAGAGCACGGATCAAAACAGACTTCAAGTAAAAAATGCACGATTTACAAATTAATTTAAACCGGTGGATTTAGACTATATAATGGCAAGAAAAGAATATTGGTTGAGTTACCTAGTTATTGTAATTGTTTCAGTGGGTTAGTAGTTGTGGCTAGTGCTTTGGGTTTAACACCGCATCTAAATTGTTATAATATAACATAACATGTGGCACAATTACAACAGGTGTGGCCCATGCGCAACATGTTGCATAATGGCAACAGGCGGGAGGGGGGTCGGGGGTTGCCTCTTGTATGTACAACACACAAAAATATTTACTAACAGAAATTCTAGACCCTAGATAAACAAGTACAATAAGCACAGTCTAGAATTAATTTCAATAAAAAGTAAATTAGGTGTTGACAACCTGAATCAGTATGTGTATAATAATATTAAGATGTCCCCCCTGCTATATACCTTTACAGGGATAAACAAGATAGGAGTAGATTGTAGCTAGTACCAGTTACAGTCTATCTCCTTCCTTCTTTAATAGGTAATGACAATGGCTAAGAAACCTAGTAAGACTTGGTTCTATGAGACAACACTACCAGATACCCGTAACAGCTTAACTTTATATTCTTTAAAGAAGAGAGATCATATTGTAGCTGGTACAACTTACAAGTCCCTTCATAAAATCTATATTGAAATGGAAGACCCTACAGAGTACGAGTTTGCAATGGCTGTGTTTGGGGACTATTCCGTTTGGGAAAATCTGTGTAACCTATCATGGTTCAAGAAACATCACGTACAGATGCAGAAAGAGTTAGTACTCAAGCTAAAGGCTCGTACAGTTAAGAACATGATTAATGATCTTAATGAGGGTAAGGCTAGTTACAATGCTCAGAAGTATTTAGCTGATGCAGGTTACTTAGATGGTAATGGACGTAAGCGTGGTCGCCCGTCTAAGGATGAGTTAGATGGTGCTTTGAAGCAAGCTGCTATGGATAAAGCTGATACAGAAGATGATGCAGCAAGGATTGGGTTGATTAACTAACATGGCTAAGACACCTCCAATACAAGATATACAGTCAGGGTTTAGTTCTACTATTACACTAAACTCTAACTTTAATGCATTGAAGGATGCTTTTGACAATACTTTGTCTTTGGATGGTAGTACACCTAATGCTATGCAAGCAGAGCTTGACTTATCTAATAACAATATAATTAATGTAAATACTTTAGAAGCTGATGCCCTGCTTTTGAATGGTGTACCTATTACTCCTTCTAATGCAGCTGGTGCAGCCTTTCAAAACATTACCGTGTTTGGTTCTAACTTAATTGATGATGAAAATGCGGGTGAGGCTAGAACTACACTGGGACTAGCTACAGTAGCAGCTACAGGTAGTTATACAGATTTAATTAATACTCCAACCTTAGGTACAGCCGCTGCAACAAACAGTACAGCATATGCTACAGCTGCTCAAGGTTCTTTAGCTGATACTTCTGTACAGGTAACAGATACATTACCCACTACTGATTGGCAAGCTGGTACATCTACTTCTGAAGCTATTGTTTCACCAGCTAAGGTTAAAGCAGCTATCGATGAGTTAGCACCTTTAGAAACAACTACTGGTTCTGCACCTTACTTTGGTGCTAGGGCATGGGTTAGTTTTAATGGATACAATGGCACCATAAACGCATCAGGCAATGTAACTTCTGTAACTAGAAACGGTACAGGTGATTACACTATTAACTTTACTACAGCTATGCCAGATGCCAACTACACAGTACACGCAATGCCGACACGCAACAGGACAGATAGACCTAACTGGGTTCTCTC